AGTACACGCGGCATCATTGAAGCTTGCCAAGAGAAGTACATGATGGCGTATTTGTCGATAGCGTATGTTGCGCTACCAACGTCGCGCATATCTGGGAAGTAGTTACGAATGTGCTTGTTAAGCGCTTCAGTTGTATCAAACTGTTTCATGCTCTGCGAAAACATGTAAGTCATGCCTTTATCGAAAGTATCTGCACCATCAATGCGCTTAACTACAGACCGTAGAGTAGTGTACTTCGCAGCGAAGTCAATCATGTTAGCAGTATAGAATACAGGTGAAGATAAACCATCAATGACAGCACCCGACTTCTGCATAAAATAATCTACACCTCCCAAGATGCGCTCCATTGAGTTCAGCGCCTTACCTCCAGTCAGTTCACCACTACCAAACATATACATCATGAGTTGGTACATTGACGAACTACTGTTGCCAATCATCTCACGCGCAGCATCTTTAGGGTTGAATGAGGCTGGTTTACCACGTTCACCGAATATTGCAGTACTAGATGTACCATGCTCTTGGTAAACATGGTCAAGAAATAGTTCGCGCTCAGTCAGCTGCTTACCATCTATTTCATACTTTTTGATGGTGTTGTCTAAGTGGTCAAGTCCTTCACCACTAACTACTCTACGAACATCATTGAATGTGGGCAGGTATAAAAGAACGTTTGCACCAGCAGCATGCATTTGGTGGTAGTTTCCGCGCACTTGGTTAGCGAGGTAGACAGGCGCGTTAGCAACAAGATTACCACCTTTTAGCTTTGAGTAGAAAGTGTTGATTGCACCAATAGCACCCCCAAGCTGTCCAAGCAACGCTGGAGATTTAGTGATGTCGAGTATGGCGATAACTTGGTCAGCCACTACAGGGTTCATGAGTATGTCACCTAAAGCAGCTTGCGTTTCAGCAGTTATACCTAATCGCGAAGTCCACTCAAGCATCTTGTCTTCCATCTTAACGTAATTAGCGTACTTACGCTGTCCGACTGGTAGTAACGCGTCGTTCTCGTATACACCCTTTGGTATACTCCAACCAAGCTTTACACCATCTTCTGCAAGTATACCAGTCAACATCATAGAAATGTTAGCTTGGTCACCAATAGCTCTGGAGTAGCTCTGCATTAGCACCACAGGGTCAAGCTCAAACATATCAGCCGCGCTATTGAAGGGTAGCTGGTATTGAGTCTTCAAGTAGTCAAACACCTCTGAGGTGCTCATAGGTAACTTCTGGAAAAAGCCAACATTGAGAAGTGTATCTATCTGGGCAACAGATAAATTAGCTTCCATAAACAACTGCATCTGTAACGGATTGTCGATGAGTGCTAGTAAGTCTGGAGGTGAAACTTGCATTATCTCAGCTGCAAGGTCAAGGTCAGTTGGTACAAGGTAGTCATACTTACGCGCAATGTCGAACTTGAACTTTGCATCTTTACCAACAGGTAGAACGCTACCTTGCTTAGCCTCAGCTTCAATGATACGCCTACGCCATATTTTACCATCCATGTTAAAGATGCGCGTAATGTACCCCAAGAACGGTTCCATCTTGTCAATATCTACACCAAATGACACAGCCATTTTGCGAATGTCATCAGAGATGCGCGACACATCTACAGCTTGGTTAATGAACTGGTCAATCTGTGGTTGTGTGAAACCAGCGCGAATCATTTCTGTTTGGTACTGCTGATAACGTGCCTCTTGTACATGACGCACTGCAAAGTTGTCGGGGTCAAAGTATGACAAGAAATTTGGTATCTGACCTTTCTCGATAGTATCTACCATCAACACGCGACGCTGGTTGGGTGTAATACCTAATGCGTCTGCGGCTTTAGTGAACTCATTACGGAAGTCCATAAGCTTCTTAATTTCTACTATATCAGAAATTCTGTTAACCGCAGTCTCAGCAATAGTACCAGCACGTTGCAAACCAAGTCGCACTTTAATGGCAGGACTCATACTTTTAATTAGTTCCATCGTGATGCCAAACTTTGACACAGCCCAATCCATAACACCTCTACCCTGTCTTGGGTCAAGGTCAATTGACTCGGTGAGGTTTGAGTGGTAAGCATCGCGGTTAAGTCGCGTCTGTGCTAAATCATCGACGTTAGAGCGACGTTGTGCTTCGTAACGATTTTGCACATCGCGCGTCATGTCGAGCTTAAATTGCGCACCATCAAGTTCTGCCTGTGCTTTGGTGTAGTCCGATGATAGTTGCTTGTCTACCTTCGCAGCAGCTTCACCCCACTGTTTCTCCGCTTTTATTACCCTCTGTTGCGCCTTCGCAGTTGTGAGAACTTGCTTGTTCTGCTGACTTATAAGACCATCGCGCGTCTTGTAAAGTTTCTTCAATTCACCCGCTACTCCCTTTGCTTCTTTCTCGAGAGCTTTCTCCATCTGCACAAGAGCAGAGTCAATCTTCTTGAGTGTCTCAGGGTCAGTAGTTTTCTTCGCAAGGTAGAAGAGGTTCTCGTAAGATTTAATGAGGCTAGGGTCAACGTCAGAATTAGCTTTGTTAAAAGCAGTGTCAAGCTTGTCGATAGAGTTCTGAATGTTTTGCTCGACTTTTTTACTGGCTTTGACGGCTACCTCCTCTGCGGCGACAACTTTGCGACGCGATACAAGATTGGCGGTGATAGACTTGTCGTTGAGTACAAGGTTCTCAATACGTGTGCGAAGTTTGTTGGTAGCGTTTTGAGCGGTAACTACTGCATTTTCAGCATCAGTCAGTATCTTGACAGTCTCAGGAGTGTCGAGCATCTTAACGTAATCAATAGCCATCTTGCGCTCTTTGAGCACAGCAGCAGTACGCGCTTTGATGGTCTTGCTTTCATCTTGAGTGAACGCAACTTTAGCGCGTCCAGATGGTAGAGGACAGGTAGGTATTAGCATGGTATGTCAAACAATCCTTCTTTAGGTAAATAATCATCAACAACGTTAGAACGCGCAATACGTTCAAGTCCAAGGTACTCCAAGTCGTTAGCTTTCATGCTGTCAACTATGAGAGCCTTCTGCGCTGGAGTAGCTACCTCCCAGATGTCTTTCAACATTTTACTGCTCCAATTGCGCTCTGCTGGAGTAGATACAGATAGCTCTCTACCCTTCAAGAAACGTTCAAGAGAGGTATCACTAATTCTTCCAGTGGTAGCGATTTCTTCCGATAGAGGGTGCACCTTCATAGAAGAAGCTTCACGACCAGTAAAACCTTGTTCGCGCAGTACAGCAACGCGGAGGTTCTCTATAGACTGTGCGGAGTTGTTCGCTACTCTATAAGCGTCTACTACCTCTGGAGTAACCGTAGAAGCTTTAACGTAAGATAGTGCGGGTAAGTCAGGAGGTGGTGGTAGTTTCGTCTGCACCTTCTCCAATCCTAACTCATCAAGACGTTTAGCATCAATGTTAGAGGTGATTATTATACGCTGTCTGTCTTTAGATTTGCGCCACAGTCCATCAAAAAGACTCTTTGCGACATCGATATTAATGTCATTTAAAGGCAACCTGTTTAAAGCTCTAGATGTTCTTTCCACAGTGCTGTTGAGCATTTTACCTTGTCGTCCAGTCACAACTAAATCTACGGTCGTTGTACTCAAAGCGTCTATACCCAAGTCATCAACAGATTTAATTACGTCTTTTAATTCGACTGTGAAATTGTCTTTCTTTGGCATCCATGCGGTCATCTCTTTGTTTAGAGTGAGAGAGTCGATGCGCACCTCATCTTTTAAGTCTGCAATATTGTTAATTAAAGATTCACCCAACACCACAGGATTAGACGTTGGTGTAGGTATAGCTTCAGGTACAGCAGTTGGTTTAGGCTCAGGCATGAAACTGTTAGCATTACGCGCAGGTTGACGTGGCATCTGCTCAATAGTATTATACTCTAATCTTGGCACCTCTCTTGGAAGTTCTATCTCTAATTTAGGTACAACGAAAGGAGTCTCTTTTATGAGTTCAAGTCTGTCAGCGACAATAGCTGCAATCTCTGACTTCGTTGCGCCTTGGAGTACAGCAATGTTTGGAGTGATGTCGCCAGTACGCGCAAACTCTAGCACATCTTGTATTATTGGATTATCTCGCACTACCACAGAAAGAGCGCGCTCATCAGGTATGGCGCGATACTCCACAACTTCGCGCATCAACTGTTGTACTTCTGGAAGAGATGGTGAGTCATTAAATGCAGAAGTTACATTGTTGTATAGGTTAACCTCTGGTACGGTTGGTACAATTGCTCGACTATCAGGGATTGGTGTGAAAGGTTGACTTGGTTCAATGAACACTCGCTCTACTGGCTTTATAGTAGCAAGCTCCTGATTGCGCGCAATCTCACGTGAGACTACTACCTCAGCTGGTGGGTTTAGTCTAGGTACGTCTAAAGAAAGAGGTTTAGTATTTTCTGGAATAGCTGTAGCTAATTCGCGCTGCACCCTAAAACGTTCTGGTTCAGGTAGGCGCGGTACGTCTGGCGTTCTTATTGGTACATCTACTTTAGGTAGTTCAGCAATTACGTCTACTACTTTGTTAGCTCTACCAAATGGTCGGAGTAATCTACCAACAAGAATGTCACTGTTGAGAGGGTCAGCAAGTATATCTAAACCAAAACCAAGACCAACTTGAAATATGTTCTTATCGTCACGAACAGCAGCAAGAGGGTTAAACTGTGCACCCTTTTCGTCTATTTGTGCAAGAGAGCTAAACTGTGTACCAAGAATAGCAGCACCTGTAAAAGTACCACCACTTGTAGGTCGCGTAGCTGCATACGCTTTCTTTATTTCTTCTACATTAAAACCACCAGAAATAACAGACGCTGGTAATCGCAGAATGTCTAAACCAATACCCTTAAATAAGTTAGCAGGTAAAGCAAGAGCAGAAAACAAGGTTTCTAACTCACTACGATTCTCACCACCAGAGAGAGGTAGAAAAGACATATTGAAGTTGCGCCGTCCAGAGAGGTAGCCAGTCTTCTTAGCCATCTCAGCACGAATCTGGTCTGCGTTCTTGTTTGCCCAATTATCTCGACGAGCTTTTTGCTGCAACTGAGCGTCTGTATTATTACCTGTCACAGGTGTACCAAAACCTAAGTCATCACCTTTAGACGCAGCATCGCGGATGTAAGCAAGGTACTCCTCTTTAGAGATACCAGCAGCCACAGCCGCCCTAGCGTTAGGGTCAGAGAATGGATTTGCCATACCGTTAGCCAGTCTTGGTGGTTCAAACGCCAGACGTTCAGATGCATTTTGTGGTGAGTTTGCCTTACTTGCTGCAAAAGGATTGTTTTGCGATGATAGTTGAGGGTTTATCTGAACAGGCGCTTGCATTGGGTTTAGCACATCAGCGACACTGTTAGACTTTGGGGTAGTATCCGCCAGCACCCTCGCAGTTTCAGCAGCAGAATCAGCCGACATATTTGAGATAGTGTCACCAAAAGATAACGCATCAATGACAGGTAATGGTGTCTGTGGTGAACCTGAGGACTGTACAGCTTCAAGAGGCGGAGATTGTGGCTGCGATGGTTGAACAGGAGTTAGTTGAGGAGGTGTAATAGGTGGCGCAATCTTCGTCAAATCCACTGGAGGTGCAGAAGGAATGGTGACTGGCGCAATATCAATCTTTAAAGGCGGAACGTCATTAAGAGACTGTTCAATTTCTGTGATTATATTTGACATTGTTTATTACGGTGCTTGATGTGGTATAAATCCCATACCTGCTCTAGTAAGACCTTGACAGGCTGTGCAAGAAGAACGGTAACGTTGGTGTACTGGCGCAACCTTCGGGGTGTAAGATGTCTCGTAAGAACGACCAGCGTGTTCACCCACTCTGTTGACGTAAGCAGAGAACGTGGTATCACCATCAGTAACGTTTGCAACACTTTGAGGGTCGCGCACATAATCTCTAATGTCTTGAGTTCTACCCCAAATAGCCATAATTATTGCTTCAGGTTTGTTAAACTTTAGACCATTAGATTCACTGCGCTGTCTAAGAAAACGTTCTGCATACTTTAGCTGCTCTACATTACTCATACGAGCTAGCGCAGCTTTAGTAGTACCAACGTCTACTGCTGCTTCGTCACCAAACTGTATAAGACCAGTATAGCCAAAACGGTTAGTTATACTAGATGAGAATGTGCCACCACTCTCAAACGCAATAGCGTCTGCTAACCACTGTGTAGGTACTCCAAGACGTTTCGCTGTATTGTGCAATTCTCTGCGGAAAGGTGCATCTTTAGCCAAGACTGCGTAACCGTAGTTCTTGTCAGGACTGGAGGTATATGCACTCTTATCTGCTGGCAGTCTCTGGTTGGTGATAGGATTACGCGCAGAGTAATTAGGTGCACTCGATGTACCATCATTGCGAACTATCTTACCATCAGAGAGGTACGCACCGTTAAGAGGGTAAGCATTAGGCGGCATATTGTTTGGCACCCCATTGCCGCGCTTAGCGTTAAGACCGCGAGTTGCATTAGATAAGTTTTTTACACTCCAAGCAATAGGGTCTTCTGTTTGGTCATAACCACCGTGCATATCGTTGCGAACTTCAAAGTGAAGGTGCGGTCCAGTACTACCACCAGTATTGCCAGTAAGCCCAAGAAGACTTCCAGCCATTACCTCTTGGCCTTCTTTCACACTCATACTGTTAAGATGAGCAAAACGAAGATACTTACCGTCAGGAGTGCGCAAGTCAATAAAATACCCATAACCATCATCCCATCTTGCTGTAGTGACTGTACCGCCCAGAGGTGCAATAAGGCGCGTATTTGACGCGACTGCAATATCTATACCTGAATGAGGTCTACCATTACGGTCGGGTGACCTGTCTGATGTAAACGTGACTGGAGTACCCACAGCAAATGGTAGTGGTAATTTAACATCCCCAACCTGTAGCTCGGCAAGTTGGGGCATATTAAAATTTGGGTTAGTTCCTTGGTTAGTCGAATTTCTCATAAACTTACGAGAAGTTTCTAGATTAGTGTAAACTTCGTCAGCCCTTCTTTGTATATTTTGCCGCTGTTGTGGGTCGTTCACCAGTTTCTCAACTTTAAACCAAGGAGAAGATAGATTACCAAGTTCAGTCTGCAAAGATCTAAGACCTAGATTAGAGGCATCTAAAACAACTTTACTGAAAGCTTCAACGTCTTGTATTGCTTTCTGCACCTCCAATGGAGTACCTTGGGATTGAGCTTTTGCAAACTGTTGAGCCAACTGTGAGAACTCTGCTACAATATTAGTGTTTAAAGAAATGTTAGGAAGCTCAAAAGCTTTGCGAACATTACTCAAACGGTCTTTTGCATCACCCTTGTTAAGATTAGCAATTGTAACAGCATAAGCGTTAATTTTCCCTACAAGTACAGTCTTCTTTTCTCCGTCAGATAAAAACTGTTTACCAGCTTGTACTGCACTCTCTAGTACTGGTACACCTTTAGCGCGCGCTTCTATTGTTGCTCTTTGCGTACCATCCGCAGAAATATACGAGGCAGTTAGCGCAGTAGCTAAATCATCAGTGATTGTGAAAGCTTGGTCAGAAGTTATCTCATTACGACGTTGTGCTGCATAGATTTCATCAGAGCGTTTTAGCAAATCAAAAGCGCGGTCATCTTCGTATGTAGGGTTGAGAAAGTTTTTAAAAGCATCAGCAATATTCGGAGGTGTAATAGCCTGTATAGATGAAAGCATTACAGCTCTCTGCTCTGGAGGTAGTTCGTTAGCCTCAGATATTCTTTGATTGGTGATAACAACTTGTCGAAGAGTCTCGGTAAGCTTTGCACCAACTTCACTACCCTTCGCGGAAGACTTACCAAGTGTATTAAGAAACATGTTGGTAGCATACAACACTTCTTCTTTCCTTAGTTTGGAGTTAACTAAAGAACTAGTAAAGATTGTAGTAATGTTATTAATCTTTGTCTGTCTCTCTTGTGGGTCAGTTACAAGCTCGAGGTCAGCAAGTTGAGTATCGAGATTTAACGTCTGTGTCTTTACAAAAACTTCTATAGAAGACTCACGAATTTTATCACCCTCTTTTCGGAGTGCAGTAACGCTTGCTTCTTGGTTCTGTTGAACAGGATTGTACAGTCGAAGAAGTTGTGTCTGTAGTTGTCCAGCGTCCACACTGTCAGTGTACCTAGCAGCTAGGGCTTCAACTTGTTTCTGGTAACCAATACCTCCTTGGTCAGTTTTGTTAATTAAATCAGGCGCATTAGCGGCAAGCTTGTTAGCTTCTAAAATAAACTCTTTCTCAGCTGCCGCCGCTTCTGCTTTCTTCTGTGCATCTAAGTAACCCAAACCAACTTTAGCAATCTCAGCTATACCTCCGAAGATGTTAGGTTGCTGTGCTATAACTTTACGACCAGTTGCCTCCGCATCTGCATTAGAAGCAGTACTGTTAATACGTTGCACCTCCGCAACAGACTGGCGAATACTGTTAAACGACGCACTAGCAATGTCAGGCACGTCGAGCATTTTACCGTCTTGCATCTGCGTGTTGACTGGTTCAATTTTAAAATCACTTCCAATAAATTTCATGTAGAGAAACCTCCTCTAAAATTGTAGTTAGGGTCATAGCGCGAATCAGATACTCTTAAACCAGTAGGTTGTGAGAATGGTGAAGCAGGTGCTTGTTGCTGTTGACTACCAAAACTGTTAAACAGTGATATACCAGCAGTTGCTATTGGTGCAACATAATCAAATAAAGAGAAGCTTCTATTATTTCGCGACACATCAACATTCTTCGCGCTAGTTGCACTCCTAATGTTAGACTCTTGAGCGCCAGCAAGATTTTCATTACCCACAACTTTACGGAAAGCAGAGAGTTGGTCTATCTGACTGTTGAGAGCTTGCATCTCTTGAGTGGTGTTAAACAATGAGTCGTTAGCTTGAAAAGCATTACGCTGCATTGCATCAGAAGCACTTAAGGCATTTTGCGCTGCTGCTGTTTGTATTGATGCGTTAGTGTCGCCAGATTGTTGGGTAAGTTCACCAAACCCTTGTAGCAAATCACCATATTGTTGCGCGTAATCCAACTGTTGCATCTGGTCACCATCTGCACTTCTAAGCTGGTCAAACTGAGATAGTACTTTATCTTCTTCACCAGTACGGTACATATCTGCCATCATAGGGTTTAGTGCTGCCATGATAGCTGCGCGTTGTGTCACCACATTGCCAGCAAGTTTATCAAATGGTACTCCTTGGATATCTATACCTCTAGCTTGCGCTGCTTGTGACAGGCTATTCTGGAGTGTGTTAGCTCTGTCAACTTCACCCTTCTTTGAACCTACATCAATAGCAGATTGCGCTCCACTTATTTGGGTGTTCTGGAGGGTGCGTTGTGTTTGAGCGTCTAGTCGCGCTATTTGCGAAGAAGAGAGTGCAGCTGCTAACTGTGTTAGACGTTGCTGAGAACCAAGTTCAAAGTCAATCTGGTTAGACTGGCGCTGTGCTTCTACATCAAGCAAACGTATTTGCTCTTCACGATTGTTAGCTTCTATTTGCATTGCGTTAGCTGCGTTTTGCGCTGACGCTGCACTAGAAGCGGATATTGCACCACCAACAGCGGACACAATACCTATTATTGGAGCAATGAAACCCATTATGTTGTACCTGATAAATAGCGCTTACCTTTTAATTTAGTCTCTACATCCATAGCGGTAAGCTTGAAGTAACCGCTTGTATTGTTCCATACGCAAACTTGATGACTATACCCCAATCCTTGGAGTTGTTCTTTAAACACCCAATAGTCGTCATTCTCATCTTCAATGTATGAGAACAACTCCTCGGCAGTCACAGAGTTTTCTTTGTGTTGTATGATGAGAGTTACGTTTGCGTCTAGCTGACTTTTGTATTGACCAACTAGCGCCGAGTATGGTTGAGTGAGTAGATTCACATCAGATGCAATGTAGCGCGACTTATCATCACGGTCAATTACAACGTAGACGTGTTTAATTCCTTTCATGCGCTGAAGGTGCATAACACCTTTTTGCGCTGCGTCTTCGATATCGAGCGGTGTTATATACCAAGAGGGGTATAAGTAACCAAAGACAGTTTTACTGTTTGGAGGTGTAGTTAATGTCATTACATGTAAAGTTATGGACAAGTTGAAGGAAGATTACCGCATCCATCGTCAATAGCACCGCTTTGACCAGTTGCGCCTAGTGGGTTAAGCCAGCTAGAACCATAAATAGCCAATCTTACCGCAGGGGTACGCCATTCTTGCCCACTAACATTGGCTCTTGCGTTCCTTGTCACAACAGCACCAGCACTGCTAGTAGCGGTAATCAATGCATTTGGGAAGACTACGGTGTCATTCGTAATCACAACGCTAACGATTCGCCCATTCATGGCAATACCTGTGTAGACTATGCCTTGCCATATACCACCTTGCAAGAAGTCTGCAAAGACAAGATATGCTTGATTAACACATTGTCCGCCAGTAAACGCAGGTGGTATCAACGCCGCATTACACGCCACTTGACTCGTATAAACACCGTTTGCATCTGGTACGCAAAGACCACTAATACACTTCCAATTAGTGACTGTTAATCCAGTGTTTAAAGTAATGTCTGACACTTTAGGTACAGTGAAAGCCTCTAACCTGTCTACCACAAAAGCATTACCACCAGCTTGGAATGTGCGCGATATACTCACGTTACTCCTAAATAATCCGTTTGGCTGTAGCGCAGCAACACGCAAAGCATTAGAAGGATTACCAGCAAGAGTGTAATTAAACTGCTCACCAACTGTTCTCGCGTATAACTCGCTAGTTCGGCTAATCTCAATTGGTGCAGCAGAACTCCACGCTTCAACATTAACTACCCACGATGTAAATGCTTTTGTAGTGTAAGCCTCTATGCGCAATTCTCCAGCATCAAACGTCGGGTCTGTTGCTCGGCTAGTTGTTCTAAGAACTGTATTACCATCAGTTTTGGTAATCACTTCTGTGTTAGCGGGAACAGTGCCAGATGCTACTAAAGCGGCGCGAGTTGAGTAGTCTGCATTTGTAGCAGTAAACGTCGTGCCGTCTAAATAGTTAACTGTCATTGTGGTGTAATAAATTACAAACAGCTCTGCGCAGACAGACACAGGATTTGCTATACCCAAAGAAGTATTTGTAAGTGGTACTAGAACGTTGTCAAGAATTTCTACCACACCATAGAAGGTGTCATCATAAAGTGCAGTAAAAGAAAGTGTACCAACGATAGGAGACACTACATAAATGTAATTGTCTTCTAACTTATACCACTCAGTGCCAAACTGTAGCGCAACAGAGTTTAACTTTACCAGTACATCCTCTATAGACCTGTCAGGTAGAAAAGGAGTATGGCATAAATATCTGTTTACAGAAGCAAACGTTGGTGTAGTAGATATCACAGGCTGCATATACACAGACTCACCACCAACAAAGCGCTTAGCAAAATCAACATACTTCTCATACTCTGTTTTCACCATCTGAAAGTCGCATAATAACTTGCAGCAAAGTATGGTAGCGTCACGCCAACTAACCAAAGAAGTTATATCCCATGGAAGTATTGCGCGATACTCAGTCCAAGCCTTAATGTCTGTAAAGTAAACAAGAAGGCGCTCATCGTAAATATACAGTTTGTTGTTGAAACTGTCATAAACAATCTTTGTCCTTCTAGTCAGCTTCTTTACAATCTCACGAATAGGCAAGCTGATTTCGCTAGCGCGGTACTCGTTTTGCACCGCTACTGCTAAATCAAACACTCCTGAGTCAGACACAAAATAGATGGTACTCTCAGTTGTCGCCACACCCTCTCTACTTATACACCCAACACTAGCTGCCAATGTAGTAGATGGTGTGCTAGAGTTGAATTGACCGTTACCATCTAGAGAAGTTTTAAACACCTCACTGCGAGTAAATATGAATAAGAACTGCTGCCACTGTCGCATAGCAGTAACTGAGTCAGACTGCGAGAAGGGTATACGAATACGAAAAGGGTCTAAGAGAGGGTTCTCTAAATCATCTGTTATCTGGAAGTACCTGTAAGGCGCATCTTCTACAACTCTGTCATATACGCCACTGATTAACACAGTTGTATCTAAACCCGACAAGCACAACCTGTTTTGATAGAGTGCGCCAAATGTTGGAAATACTCCAGTGAGGTAGTCTGCGTAATCACCGAAACCATAAGCTGGTACATACGAACCGTTATCAAAGTTAAACTTAGAACTCAACGCTGCGATACCACACCAAGAGGTTTGAGTGTTTATCAACTCTACAAGCGAATCTTTATCTACCCCAATAGGTGTGTCCGCCGAGAAAGAAATAAACTTCTGTCTTGTGGTAGTACCAATATAGGGAGTGAGTGACTCTGTTTCATGAGTGTAGTAAGAAGGTGTAATCGCTGACTCCAGCAGCGTGTTGTTGCGCGTAGCAAGAACACCATCTACAAACACAGAAAGATTTGCAACAGTTAATCCGCTTTCGCCATTAAAGCGCAACTGACGCAAACGTATAAAAGAGACAGCATCATAAGCAACGCGCAACACTGTTGTTGTCAAACCATCAGCAACAGCGTTATGTACACCACCATCCAGATACAGGAATATATCACCAACAAGACCAGTGTAGTTTGCAACAATTGTTAGTAGTGTAGAGTCTGAATAAAGTCTAATTGCGCCAGCAGTAAGAGCAAGTACATAATAAACGCTCGTTGCATTTAAAGTAGCTGGTAGTGTGCCATTAGTAGTTTTCACCCTAACAGCATCACCTGTGAACAAGTTGTGTTGAGGTATATTTAATATACTACCAGAGACGTTTGTAGCATTAAAGAACAACTCTGTGCGATACACAAAGATAACTTTCTTTCGCAGCTTCTGGTCAAAGAATATACTGAACGCATTTACATTAAGTGCTGAAGCATAGTAAGTTGTGTTTTCGCTTAGACCAACTGGAAGATTACCACTAGATGTAAATCTTATTGGTTGACCAGATATAAACCCATGTGCAGTTATCGCAATGAAGTTGTCGGTGTAGTCTACTGCCAAGTCTGTGAAAGCTCTTGTGTTACGCGCTGTTAGCGGTACAATTGTAGTGAGCGCAACATTAGAGTATAGCTCTATAATGTCATCGCTAATCTTTTTGACAAAGTATGAGCTACCCTCTACAGTACCATTTGGTACGTCACCTTCAGTATTTCTAAAAGATATTATATCGAAACTTTCATACTTGTGCTTAAGTATTGTAATTTGATTAGCAGTAACGTCTTTGTCAGAAAACGTGCGCTCATTTTCACTAGTAATATCACCAAAGGTTACAAAGAACCTTGAAGGACTTGTGAACGTCTCTGCGGAAGGTGTATAACTTGCACCATCAGAGAAGGAGTAATCTAATGAAATCTGTGGCTGGTTGTTAGACTTAAATGCATACTGTCTACCGAAAGCGTCTGTCTGGTAAGCAAACACACCATAACGAGTTGCGTCTGGTATTTCATCCGTAACAATACTGTTAGGAATCTTAACGTGTATATCTTCAGGAGATGAGCCAAAGCGCGACACTCGTTGGTAGAAGCTATCACCAAACCAAATCAAAGCCTCCGCCCACCACTGCCAAGAGAATGTGCAAACGTAAACACTATCACCAGCGAGAAGAGTTATGGCGGTAAGTGTGAGTACACCAGCAGAATACGCTCTTGTGGCAGTTCTGCGCTTGCCATTAACATACACAATTGTGTCAACAAAAGTGTTAACCCACTCAACGCCAACATTGATATCAATGGTTGTGCCAGCAGTGACAACGCTCTGTCTGAACTCTTGGAAGCGCACTTGAATTGGTGCATGCTTTTCACACAATAAAAGATTGATATTATCATCTAAAGGTACACTGAAGGGTGTAAGAGTAACGTCGCGGAAGACGTTAACTTTTGACCACACAACAGTTGAAACATCATCAACTAAATCTAGCACCCTCAAGATGTTGTCGTACTTGCTGATAATAAACTCAAATCCAAGTATAGTCACAAAGCGACTTACAAACACTGGATTTAAAGTAGCGCTGTCTTTGTAGATTGTCAGCGTACCTTTGCGCTTCTTTACTGCACCACTAATATCAAAGTCCACATTCAGCAGAGAAGGTGAATCTTTCTCGGGTAGTGAAAGAGAACCACTTATTATGTTTAGACCGCCAAACTCTCTCTTCATTATCTTCTACCTCCTCTAAACATGTTAGGTCGTGCATTGTCTATGCGCTGGTCTTTCTGTATTGCTTTCTTTACCCTCATCATATACTCTTGCATAAATGACTGATACGCACCTTGGTCATCAAGCATTTGTAGAGCAAGTTTCGCAGACATGAGGTGCTGCATAATTGCAACATAACTATCAGTGAAGGGTATAGCCGCTAATTGACTAAAGGCTGGTAGTGGTAAGTCAGAAACGTAATCTATTTTAATTAGCGCTCTGTCTGTTACTCTTGGTAGTGCATAGAACTTTATAGTTGTGTTATCAACCAAGTTGTAATAACCAACTGTACCTTCTTTAGTCTGGTCTACTCCAAGCATCTCCACTTCATAAGTTGCGGTAAGCTTCTTTAAACCTAAAAACACAGACTGCACAGTAGAGTATTGTGGTACTGTTGCGACATTACCTACCCAAGACAAAGGTACTCCAATCTTACGAAGAAAGCTCCATCCATATTCATGAATGAAGCTTTCGTAAGTATCTTTAAATATCTTGTAAGCGCGACGTTGAGCAGCAGAAACAATAATTGCTTTCATGAAGTCAATCTCACCAATGGAGAGTAGACAAGAGTTAATAAAATCTAATTGAGTAATCATAACTTCTTGCTTTCGTATTCATTCTTTATGTTGTTTGCGAAGTACTGACCTTTTGACTTCGTTCTTCTTAAAGTAAGTGCAACCGCTGGCTCTACTCCAAAATATTGGTATAAACCACCAGAGAGAAACTCAACCTCCAGCGTTCTAGAAGTTGAGTCATAACCAACAGCTTTTATGTTCGATGACTTAACAGCTGTTCTTTTCATTAGATTGCAGTGTGCACGATTACGCAATGGTCGGGGCGATAGACGCGAGTACCGTAAACGTGAGTGTTTACGATGGCGTCTGCTTGCATCAAATTCTCGCGAGACATTTCACTGTTAGGCATTTTTTGCATTGCAAGTTTCGCCCAACCTTTTTGCACCAACATACAAGATACGAATGGTTGCGCAACTTCAAAACCAGTTCTACCTCGAGGCAGACCAGCAAGTACGAAGCCAACATTAGGGTCTTGCTTGGAGCGGTAAGGAGAACCAACTACAGCAGGAGTAGGTTGAGGTATACCGTTAAAACCATTGATGTACCCTAACAAAGAGTTAGCCATCATCTGTGTGGTCGACATTACAGGAATACCATAAAGGCTTCCGACGATGCCATTGCTAACAGGAGAACCATTAACAAAGTCAGCTGAAACAAACTTGGCAATACCAAGCAAGTCAGTGTACTGACCTTCACTGACAATCCACATACGGTCGCGCTTTGGTGCTTTAGCTTCGTTGAGCAACTGCAATCCAGCAAGGATAGCCGCATCATTTAATGCTAGAGGATTACCAGTAATCAAACCGTTGTCAGAAACAACAATCTGCTGTGTAAGCGGGATGCTGTCGCGCAAAGAGAGAACAGTGTTGTCAATGTCGATAGCCAATGCGTAAGAAGCTTCTTCGATATATGGCTGACGCAGTGAGTACGCCGATTGCAAGTCAAGAATGTCTTCAACAAGAAATGAAACTTCTTTGTAGGTGTCTACCTTTAAGTCCCAAGTTTCATCTTGGAACGCTTGCAACTGAACTGGAGTCTCCGCCAGCTTTTCATTTACTGCCATTCTGCGAATTAGCGGATACTTTAAAGTATCACCCTTCTTGCCGATAAAAGGTACTTTATCTACACACTGCGACAAAATGATGTTTGCGTCGAGTTCACGTTTGAACTCCGACTGCCACATCTTTGGAATGAAGTTGGGGTTAGCCGCAACTGTCATTGCAGTGCCGTTATAGGGTTGTGGCAAAGCCATTGTTTATTCTCCAGAAACTAAATTTCTATTGTAAGCAGAAGTGATTCTGTCTGCGTGTGTTGCATACTCTTCTCTCGACATAGCGTTTATCTCACTCTGGGAGTATAAGAAACGCTTGCCTGTAGGAGAAGTTGTACCCTTCGATGTACTTGTCTTAGCGCCACCAGTTTGCTTCTGGATAGAGCGCCACAAGATGTCTGCACCCTTTGGAGTGTCATACAGTTTCTTGTCCGCTTTTGACAGACGTTCAAAGTATGGCTTAATTGCTTTAAGGCGCTTATTAGTTTCTGCACGGTCTACAGACCACATTTCATCTACTTCAGAACGTAGACTCTCAATCTGTTGAGCAGCCATAGCAGACTTAATAAAAGTGACACCTTCTTTAAAGCCATCTGCACCAATATCATTAACAATTGTTTTGAATTGATGCATAGTTGCACCGAACTCAGCCATTGGCATACCTGTAGCTTTCTCGAAGTAAGCAGTGAACTTCTCATCGAGCTTCACCTCTTCTGGAGGTAGTTCCTCTTCTGGAGGTAGCTCTTCGACAATAGGCTCTTCGATGTCAGGTAGATTCACCAAGTCAGTGTCGTCTTCGTCAGCTTCTTCTGCTGCACCTTCAGTCACTTCTAAATCTTCATCAATGAAGACTTCTTGACCTTCATTGTTGAGGAACGTCGATGCTTTGTCCGATACTCGGGTCAAGCCCTGCGCTGGCGACGTTGGGACTTGTGGGGTCGATTGTGGTTGCTGGTCTGCCATAACTATCCTTTAACATATTTACAAGTGAATTTCCACCGTCTGTTTGCAACTGCTGATTAATTGCATTTGCACCACTCTGACCGCCAATTTGCGCTATTGGGTCTTCGGCGGGTGTCGCCTCTTTCTTCAAGAACTCTTGAGGGTCATCGAATGGTAGGTGTCGCATCACTCGTCTTAGCACAGCTTCTTTATCAATGAGTGCACCCATTTCTTGGTCTTGGTTTACTGCTGCAAGAAAGTCATAGATGTCTTGGAGTGCTTTGCGCTTCTCAATAACATGGTCAGAACCTTTTGCATCAATGCGCACATCCATAATGTCTGATGGTGAAATTTCAGCATAGTTAAACTCACCCGCTTTATCACCAGCATAACGAACAACAGAGTCTTCGCTTTTATACTGCTGATAAATTTTCACTATTTTATTGAGTGCACCTGTTAAGCCGCGCTTCTCAAGTCTGCGGTGTACACTGCTCAATCTGTTACCGCCAGCTTCACGAACAGCTGCAATCTCAGCCGCAGTTACGCGCTCACCAGTCCTACCACCACCTGCACCCACTAGAGGACCAGTTCCGCAGTTCTTGTCTACAGCCCTTTCTGCTCTATCTGCCTCCTCATACGATATACTTACGTTAAATTGAGCAGGAGTCATTGGTCTAACATCATCATGGTCGTCAACTTCGAGCACTTTTCCCGGTTCTGCGTACAATTCCTCTGACGTTAAATTAGAAGTTGACTTCTTTGTCCACATTGGGTTGGTGACAAGCTCAATACCATCTAAACGCTGGTTTTGCAGTATGTTTAAAACGTGTATAAGACCAAGTGAAGACTGCAAAGAACCAATTCCGTACACAGTGTCGAGCATTGGTATGTAATTGCAGTAAACCATTGGTACACCACAATAATACTCGTTCTGCTGGACGCTTAAGAGCTTGTCGGTGCAGAAAGTGATTACCATGTTCTTATATTCGTCGCCGTCTATAATTACACTACCCCAATATTCGTACACCTCAATGATATCGCCATTATCCATTTGAGTTTTATTCAAACCTTGGAAAGATTTAACTCTATCGAACGTATTAAATGAGCGAAAACCAATAACGTGCGCGACATCAAGTTCATCAATGAGTTCGTACTGACCTTTACTTGCCCTTTCTTCTAACTCTGAACGGTTTACATACATTCGTCGAACAAAGTCAGAGTTCATAGGGTCTTTACCTATTGCGTCTAACCAGCAATCGAACACATTAATTACTTCAAGGTCAACTCTGTCATTATCGTCGTCCCAAGGAAAGAACAGGCAAGAGTTACCAGTTATCACCATCTGGCGCACAAAGTCATCCATGACAATCTCGAACTCTAAATCCTTAAGTTCGTCACGCATGAACTTCTTGACGATACGAATAGCGTCAATGTCTGCTGGCATACGCGGAACTGCGTCAAACCAGTTATCATTAGGAAAGAGCGCGCCAAGAAGGTAGGCATGAATAGTCTCTACTACCTCAAATGCCTTACCAACATCAATATTGTGCCGCCAATCTGTACCTACATTGCCGACTGTTTCCAGTTGTTTAGAGCGCAGTTCACCTTGCGCTTCACTAGACGCAATGTACTGAGCATACGTTTCTACCCAAGTCTCTTCAATTGTGGTGCGACAATCTTTCATAGAAGAAAGGCGAGTCACCATGTACTGCAAAACTTTACCACGCGCTTCATCAGTGTCTACAACGAGCCGCCGTACTTTTTGTTTATTTTTAGATGTCTGCATCTCTTATCACTATTTGGTTTACCTTGTCGAGTACCTGAAGAAATTGTCACCAAACCAGTGACCACATCAAGACAGTCATCTTGTGTACCCTCTGGATGTTGGCGCAGTTCTTTTATAAATGGCGTGTGTAGTTGCACCCATGAGGTAGCATACAATTTACCAAGTTTAATTATAGGTTGTAGCGCGTTTGTAATGCGCAACTTTTTGTTACCAGTTTCGTGCACTGGTTTAACTACAATGTTTTTGTTGTACGTTGCGCGTTCGCGAGTTATCGCATGGGGTAGAAGTTCACCCACACCTCGTATAAGAACAAAGCAAGACACCAACCCATACTTACTTGATAGCTCATAAATCAGTTTAATTGTTTCGTGTGTGAGTGTGCGCTTTGCATATAAATATAAGACGTACAGATTGAGCGCCTCATCTTGACCACCTACTGCAATTGCGGTGTTGTCGATTGCACCCTTTGTTTTACCTGACGATGGGTCTACCACCATGAAGAGGCGTATTCTCTTTTGAAGACCACCACCAATATTTACAGTTGCAAAACCGTCACCAGTAAAATGCACTTGTGCGGGTGCAACATAATTAATAAGACTTTCATCGAGTATAACATCTTCGTCAGAAATGTGACGCAGAAGGTACTGTGCGGAAAACTTCTTGCGCGACATTCTACCCATCAATGATGTGACATAAGCATCATTGAACTTTTCAGGGTAGGTGTAGCCGTCTTCACTATTTATACCATTAACGTAGATGTTTGCCTCGAAGGTGCAAAAGCCGAGTGCATCAGTATTTTGTTCAATGAATGAGTAGTAATCCCAAGGGTAGTAGGTTGTACCAATTACATACATTGAGTTACCTAACCACTCTCCAAATGTGGGTGTAGTCTGGTCAAACATTGGCGGGTCAAGAACACTGTACGCGTCCATTGCCCAATCCTTAATTTTGTCAGCTTTCTCTTCTGTGTCAGAGTTTTGGAAGTCAACAGCATCATCGTTAATAATTAAATCGTAATGCTCACCAGTGTTGGTAGATAAAATAGAAGCGGCAACGAGAGTAGGCTCTTTAAGTTTCTTCGGTCGTATTACTTGAATTGCTTCGCGTGACCAAATTATCTTTTTATCTGCCGCTTCTGTATCATTATCACCACTCATACTTCGTCGTCGTCGAGTGCCAGCATCTAGCGCAGGTACTAGATTACCGCTTATGTGTTCGCGGTTATTCCACACTGAGTCTTGCAATTCTGCACTCTCAAAATACTGCCGCACCTCTCTGACGAAAGAGCGCGACAAGTCTTTAGTGTTTGTGGAGTACAGTATGCGAATGTTTGGGTTGCGATAAATGCGCCAAAGAATATATAAAATTAGCAAGGTCGATTTGAGGTGACCTCGCGAAACCTTCACAAACTTTGACGCATACTGGTAATCGTCGAGTTGCGGACTACACAACTCTTCCATCATTTCAAAATGAATAGCAGAAAAGTTGCGCGCACCTCCACGGTAATCTAGAGCGTCGCACAACTCCCATGGATTATCTAAAATACTCATTTTAAAAACTCAGAGGGTCGAAGAACCAGCCATCCGCTTTTAGTTGTTCAAAAGTCTGCGCTTCATTGAGCCAGAAATTAGGCAAGATGTCAGTCAATAAAACGCTATTGCCTTTGTCCTGCGTTAGTTTAGTCTCGACTGCGATTACATCAGCCGCCGTTATTTTACCCGCGATTACAAACGGTTGTAATAGCGTTGCGAGTATCTTAGGGTCACTCGCGACAGCTACGGGTAAGCGAATACCATCAGGAATGTCTGCCATTACCCGTCCATCAGTAGGGTTGACTATCCAACTAATTAGCGATGTTGTAACGTCATCGGGGCTAGGATTTGGGCGCGATAAGCTATATAGCTTTTCGCTTAATTCTTTGGCGCGTTCTAGGTTTGATACTGGTATGAACATAATTTATGGTGTACCGTAATAGGCTTTTTGGTTTGCCTCTAGCAATTGGCGATCTGCTGTGGATAACTCTGTTGCAAAAGCGACACATTCAGAGATTGAGCCATTCCAATTTCTGGGACTAACTGACCTGTCTATCCCAATAAATAAGTTAGTAGAAGCCGCAACAGTGTTAGTTACAGTCATTACGTCTAAAATACTATTCATAGATAATACTAAAGTCGAAATACCGTTAACAAAATGAGTACCAAACGAAAGTAGGCTAGTAGTTCCAGCAGAGCCTGAAATAGCTCGGGCTGGAGAACTATTACTACCTGTAAAGCATCCGTCAAAACTAGCAAAAGTTGCGGCATTATAACTAGCGACTGCCACTAAAGTGCCTATATCAAAAGAACCCACAACTCCTATTGATAGAGAGTTGCTAGCGGGTCTATCAAAAAAGGCGGTTGGTTTGGTATTCCTAACTTCTAAAACGCCAGCATTAACTATCCTTGGTTGCAGCGCCGCCGTTGCTTGCGTAGCATTTCTCGCATTAACCGACTGGTCATACCAAGTAACGATAAATCCGTTACCCGCGCCGACAAAAGCTAGTAGTGCGACGGTATCAATTACGCCAGCAACAAAGCCAATGTTTTGCTCAGTGTTATCGCTAGAGCGCCGTACTCTTATGCAGAAACCAGTGTACGCGCCACGCATTAACCGCAAAGAGTAAATGGCGATGGCGGCGACTGATAACGTGTCTAGGATAAGTGAAGCGGGAAGAGCAAAATTTGTGATTACAGGAAGCAGCAAAAGCTTCATTATGTTTCTCACCTATGCCTCCAAGGTAATAGTGGTGAGCACACCTGACTCACTGACGGCATTTGGTATTAATGCAGTACCTAATACAATACAAGCAAATACATTACCAGTTGCAGGAACAAACATTAAGCGTCTTGTATCATTAACTACAGCAACACATGAGCCACCACCAGTAGCAGCGCGAAACGTGAACGGAATACCATCCTTCGTGAGACAATTATTACTATCGCCAAGTGGTAGCGCAAACACGTCATTATCAACTCTTGCAGGGTTTGGTGTTTCTGAAAACAAGTAGAGCTTTGCAGTACCTAAAGTTGCAGGAATCGGCGTAACAATATTCATTGTTATTTCGATACCCAACAGAAGGACAAATGAATTTGGAGTGCCAAAATTCTCTAACAACATTGTTGCGCCATACTGGTCGCCTGACTCTGGTGAAGCAGCAAACGTGTAAGCAGTTAAATTGTTAGCACGTTGTATTATTGCTGTCGAACGAAAGCAATTTGACTTTGTTAGTATAGGTGGCAGATTTTGAGTGTTGAATCTGTCTGCTCTCGTTTCGTTGTAAATTTGCTGTGCGGATTTTACACCCATAATAGAAAGGCGGTGACGTGTGCCACCGCATAATTTTGCTTAAGAACCAGCAGTCTGCAATTGCATAGTGACGCGCCAATTGATGCGCTTCGCCGCCAAGCCAGTAACGGTCACAACGAGCGACTTTGTGGTGTTGTTGTAAGTGATTGCCACAGCAGGAGCAGCACCAACAAAGTACTGTACGAATGGGTTAGCGTCAGTTGCAGCCGCATCCCATTCAAGAGTTACACCGCTAGCGGCAACTGTATTAGCTAAATTGGTAACTCCGACAGCAAGTCGACCTATTGCAAACACGTTGTTATCTGTGACGTTATATGCTGCGAGTAAACCCTCAGCGACAATTACACAATTGAGCGGAATAATTAACCTACCACCAGAGGCAGGGTTGTCCGCCGAGATAAGGAAAATTTCCTTAGCAGTCGCATTATCAGTGAAGCCTGTCCATGTGAGACGAGTAGGCGCACTATTACGAATTGCCTCTCCAATCTGTGAACCTGTAGAATCGGCAATGTTAGCCATATATACTCCGAGCGCGGGTGAGTGAACTTATAAGATTTGTTCTGTCATCATTCGACGTAGCAGAAACCTTCTTCTGTTTTTCCTTCGCTGTGTTAGAAACGTTAGAAGTCAGCGCCGACTGCTCACCTTGCATACTGCCAAACAGCGAAGCATCGTTTGATGCTGCCATATTAGCCGACCGCTGCAAGAGAGTGTTGCGCCGACTACCGTTGTCAGCGATTTGCACCTCTCTTTGCTGCGCCTCCAACTGACGGTTTTGCGCCTCTCTTTGGAGCACCAACTGTCGTTCCTGCAATCCCATCTGTTGCGCCTGACTCTCGCGCTGCATCGATGTCGTCACGTCGAATTGCCTCTGTCTCTGGTCGAGTTCCGCTTGTGTCGGACCACTCACCATCGGTGCTGGAGTTCCCATGCCCATCTAATTCCTTTGCCTCTCTACTTGGGTGTGTTGTTCTACCGTAAATGTGTCCTTGGTGCGCCTTCTTGACGAGCAGCTTGTAATCTTCGACTGCAAGCTCGACCTCTTCAATTTGTTGCTTCTGGACGATAGCGTTGTAAATGCTCTGCGCATTGCTCATATTTTTATACTCATTGCATACGGCTGTCATAGTGTATGTTGTACCACTCCATTGATTGTGAGTGTAAACAATTGTTACAATCGATTACTATATACCCACTATCTATATAAAGAGTATACTAAGACAATGGTAAAAGCGGAGCCTTAATATAATATAATAGAAGACAGTAGTTCATGACTGTTCACTGGCGCTGTCGCGCCTCTATATGAGGGTGTAAAGAGATGGTGTAAGAATTGAGGTGGTGTAGTTATTTTTCACATAAATTTTCACATAAATTTTAAGGATATCTAGTTAGTAGTTAGTAGTTAGCCGTTTCCCCCTACGAACAATTTACTTCACAAACTTTACAACATTTTCATCATATTTTATTTACACAAAATTCGTGTTCGTACATATACGCGCGCGTGTCTGCATATGTGTGCGCGTGCGCGAGTGCGATTAATACTGTGTGTGTGGGTGCAATTCCTTAATGGGAGTTATGATAGTTATGTGTGAGGCTTAATAGGTTTACCAATTCAGACCTGTTACCACACATCACACAAACAATATTTACTACCTACAACCTATACTCACCAATCGTTACAGCTACACAATAACAATCTAAACTAGGTTAGCGCTTGACATTGCGCCAATAAGGAACTACATTAATTAGGTAAACCAAACCAACCGACATGAACACACATAAAACAGCTAGAGCTATTAACTACACTCGTAAAGCGCTACATATCCGTATTGTGTATAAAATTGTAGAGGCGCGATACTGGTATCCTTCTTTTCTGATGCCATGTCACCATCAACCAACTAACAAAATTCAAATCACAATTGCTTGACATTCATTCTCACTTCTGCTTTACTACTCTCATAACCAATTACAGGTAACAACCAATGCAATCTATTAATAGCTACATTCAATGCCATAACTCTATCAGTACTGCTATAGATGCGATGAACGCACAGAAGAAAGAAAATTTAGCCAAGCATCTTATGGAATATGTGGTGATTGGTATGCACGTTTCAACAAAATATCAACCAACAATTGACATTGTGAAGTGTATAGACTTATGTCACAGCTATAAGCAATGCATGATGATTATCAGTGCTTTAATCACTCTATCGCAAGTCTAACCATACTGTATCGTCTAGCAAACGGTACATATATGGTTATACTCCAGTAACCAACTATCACGGAAATTAACTCCAATGTCTGAATCACTAACGACTAAAGAAACCTTCGCTACCTACAGCGCTGAACAAATCGCAATCATCAAGTCAGAATGTGCAGCGATGAGCGCTGACTTCAGTCAATACCAAATTGACTTTGTGTCTGACTTGATGGCGCTAACTGATTTGCTTGGTGCTATGCGAAATGTAGCTGACTTGGGTATGCAAGCAGACATTTCTGATTCTAAAATCCAGAAAGTGTTATTTGACACTTCAGGCGGTTTCTTGGTTTCAGGTGTACTTCAGCAACCTATCTTTGTTGCTGTTGTAGATGATACCTATTATGCCGTATCTGGTAGACATAGAATAAGCGCTCTGTTTGAGCTAACGCGATACGGTTTATCAATGGATACATTGATTAACGTTGTCTTGTTCCGTCCTGACTCTATCGGTCTTGCGATGAGCATGGTATTGACTAGCAACGGATCGCGCTCTGTGACAAAAGGGGAGACAGCGGGGTTCAAGCTTGCCAAGTATGGTGTAGAGCCTAACTGCAACGACTGTCTGAGAGCGGCGCGTGAAAACATCTTGTCCAAGAAAGATGGCTATTCCAACGCTTGTTGGTTTTCATACACTGCTAACGAGTTTGGAGAACGCTCTATCACCACAGTCCAAGGTATAGGCGGTACATTCTACAGCGCTTGCGTCAAGATGCACTACAGCTTTGCAGAAATCTGTGACCTTATGGACTCAATGTTGTCCAGCATTGAAACCGCGTGTAAGGTTTCAAACGTGACCGCTGTACAGCGCTCATCCAATGTAGTTGTTGACTCCATCATCGCTGAATTGGGTTTAGAGGTACAAGAAGCACCCCAAAAGAAACAGGCTAAACGCAATGCTAAAGCAACTTTGTTCAGTCGCAAGTTAGGCTAACAATCCAATAGGGTATAGCCGCCTATACCCTCTCTACTTCTAAAAATCACTATCAACAAATTACAATGATTAATCAAAAAGTACAATCTACAGTATTCACACTTGAACCATTAGATGTAGCTACTTTAACTACTGACAGTTGCATTAAGGCTGTAGACTTTGTGTTAGCTAAGCTTGCTAAGCGCTTTGATATTGCGTCTAAATTCAATACATCTAACAACATGGTTAGTCTTGACCGTGATGTTTCTTTATTTGTAAAGGCTAAAGATGGTAGACATACAATGGTTGTAATTGACTCTATGCAAGAAGCGCTTGAGTTTTGTCTATCTGTCATTCAAGACTATTACGTTTAATCTTCCTTAGGGTATAGCCGCCTATACCCTTCCTTCCTTCTAACAAACCTTATAACTACAATCGTGATTTACTACTTACTTCTTGCCTATTACATTCAATATCTTAGAGCTAGTCACTCTTGCGACAAGCTTGATACATACGACAAAATCGAGGATCTGGGAGATTTTGACGATGTGATGATGTGCTACATTTCTTATGAGGGTTTAGAAAATATCTGGGATCTAGCCTATTCTTAACTTTCCTTCCTACCTTAATCGGTAGGACTTTTTTTTTGTCTAAAAATTCTTCCTCGCGCACGTTCAATTATATTATACGCGCAAGTGAACTATCATCAACCTGTTGCGGAGTAACTCAAAATAAGAGTTGACACCCAATTGATATGGTGGTAGTATATAGAGGTGGAATTAAGCCACGTTAAATTACAACAAACAAACAAACAAATGACTAGAGCCGAACTTGTAAAATTGTCTGATGAAGTAGGTATCACATTAGATGGTAATCCTGCGATACTTGCAGGTTTTAGCAAACAGTTTATGACTGTGGTAGATTTAAAAACACACGTTGGATTTCAATGGTCTGACAAAGCAGTACACCGTATTATAACCACTAAAGGTGGCGCGTTCACTTCTTAATTTTACATAAGGTAACAACAAACAATGCAAATATTCTACATACCATCTACACACGCTACTATCAAGTGTATACTAGATAAGCTCTCTGCTCGTCTACGACACATGGATGACTATCCTAATCAGCGTGAACATTACTTAAATGGTCAAGTTTGCGTGTATAGTAACGTTAACGATTTACGCCCTTTTGTAGTAACTGATTCAATGCAAGAAGCACTAGAGCTTTGTGTCAAACTTGCTAAAAATTACTACACCACCTCTTGACTTCACAGATGGTATAGCCTACTATACCCTTACAACTTAAATTACAAACGGAAACCAAATGTCACTTATTAATGTTTGCAGAGAAATTGACTGTCCTTACTTCTGTTCTGACTCAGGCGGTTACGGTTGTAGAAAGTATTCAGTAGCTCTATACTGTCATTTGATATATCGTGAGCAAGGTGTTAGAACTGCTGGTTTTGAGCAAACCACGCAGTACACAGTCATGGCAGAGAGTGTTGACGGACTTAAGGAACTGAACGAGACTTATCTAAAGTCAGATGAACAGTACATTAGAGACACTGAAATCTTTGACTTGATTGGTAGCGATAAGAGCAAACACTACCCTAACCGCGTCTTGACAACGAAGTACAAACGTGTTAAGTTTTCAGAGGTAGAGATTGGTGATGCTTTCTTCTTGGTATTACCTGATGGAAAGCACCCATCATTCAAGCTTAGCGCCAATAGAGCTGGCTACCCATCAGGTAGAACGACAACTCTACTCGAAGTTAAAGTTTCAGAAGACCAGATGGTAGAAGTATCTGTTAAACAGACGTAAATTCTGCACCTCTTGACTTCACAGAGGGTATAAAGAAAAGGAGCCGTCTGCACATCTAGTGCAGCGTGGTGGTACACTAACCCACCGCAAAGAGAGTATATAATGGGATTTGAACCAGAAGAAGAAGAGATTGAAGGTGTTGAATGTACATATGTGCAAGGCATCTTCGTTGATGAATCTCCTGTTAACGACAATGGCGACACAGCTTATTCTGTGTTGTTATCTGGTCTAACCAGTAAGGCGGCTAGTCTAGTTGCAGACTTCAGCAATAGCGAAGATGCGCCAACCTTCAAAGATGGCGTAGAATCTGGCGACACCAGTTTCTTGTACACACGCTTTCAAGGTAGCATTACTCGCGAATTGCGCTACCTCACAATTCAGGAGCTGTATGATGCCATTGAGGAAAGCGACGCGTATGGTACGCAGAGCGAAATCAACGTGACATCTATCAGTGGTATTCTCGCCGACCCACAAATTGGCTTCTTCACAGTTCAACAACTGTTAAGCGCTCCGCACGTTACCGAACGTGTTAATATTTTGACTGGTCTGCTGGAGTATGTTGGTGTAGGTTTGCGCCATCGCATCACTACCCTCTCTCTAATTGCTCACAGCGCAGGTGTCAATATTCTCGACGACTCTTGGCTAAACCAAGAATTGCAGTGTTTGGTGTCATCTAGCGTTAACGCAGAGGGTGTAGAAGATACACTCCTCAGTGGTGCACTTGTACTTGCCGATAACGCAAGCCGTAAGGCATATGCTGGTGAAAAAGCCGCGTTCAAGTTGTCTTCACTCAACATTGAGTACAACGCCGAATCTCTCGTAAGAGCAGCTTTCAGTGGCAGACTATCAGCCGCCGAAGCATTTGGCACAGTTCTCACATTGTACAGTGGTGAGTTGCAACGTCGCGAAAGCACCCTTCTGTCATTTGGTAAGTCTTTCTTTGCTAAAGCCAAGAAGTACCTCACAAATGAGAAAGAATTTTTGGGTTCTATCCACTGGTTGGCTGACAATTATGTTGCTTGCGAAACCAAGTTCTTGGCTACCGCGACAGATGCTAATATCGCTCGTGGTTCTGCGAAGGTGTCTGCTTTCGTGTTCGACGCATGGAAGGTAGATAACGACATCAAGGAGCCTCTCAAGGCTAAAGCTGCCAAGAAAGCACCCACTGGAAAGGGTAAGCTCTTCAGCAAGCGCTTCTAATAACCTCTGGAGTGTGCGGCTAATAACTGCACACTCTTTACTGTGCAATGGACTGTTACTCTGTATTAAGTGCAAGAATGGAATTTAAAAGATACAAAAGAAAAGTTATCGCTGAACTCCGACATTATGTCGCGGGTGACTCTTTAAATACTTCAATTTCAATTTCAGATTTTGACAAAGAAAATGGAAGTCCAAAGTCTGGAGACATGATAGCTCGTAACCTTAAAGACCACAATGACCAATGGTTAGTGTCTAAAGCTTACTTCGATGACAACTTTGAGGAGTATCATGGATAAAGCTTGTAAACTACACACTGTTGCGCATAATGCAGCGCAGCATGTCTCACGAATCGCGGTAGACCTGACAGAACAAGAACAAGATATGCTCCTTAGCATATATGAATTAATTGTTGTGTTTCCTATTATAAAAGACAATGAAGCTGAGAAGAAAGAAAGCACCTCCTGACTTAACTCGCGAAGAACTTCTCCGCGAACATATGGCGCATGGAGGTGAAGGATATAACGCGCTGCAATGGCTTATGCCATTTGTCACCCTCGGCGGGCACCTTCATGAGAGTGAGCGTAAAGCCTTATGGTATGAAGTGTACGGGTTCATTAAGAAAGTAGAACGTAACCACTTTCGCCAACAGCGTCAGAAGAATAAAGAGTACACCGACCAGCGTGTACTTTTTTTTTATGAGTTATGTGCCCTTAAATGGGACAAGTCAATTAGCTGGAATTGCAAAGCTTTTATTAGTGCCTTCACTAATATAGAAGCGATACTGATGATGAGAAGATGGGGACTAGGCGGCTTAGCGGCTGACCAAGCCTCGTCTTGGCAAGTCTACAGTGTAGTCACTTATTTCACCCTCTGGAGAAGACATGAAAGTTACATTGACTGGTACACGCGGAAGTATGAACGCTATCCGCAACAAAAAACTCAAGACACTTGGGCATGGCGCTCCAAGTGGGTGGAAACACTCATCAATGACCACTTGCTCACCCAATTCATTGAGGGTGTTAGGAATGAATGTACGGACGAAACACTCCAAAGTGATGTCTTTATTTCTCTCCTTAGCGGGGAAGACGAGCTACTCGACCCATGTAGTGATGATTTTTCAGAATAAGACTCTATTTCACTACACATGGAATGGAGTGCTATACACACAGCAAGACTTCTTGGTTGAGTCTGTGTGGGAAGTAGAACTATCACCATCTGAGTTTGAAATGGCGTTGATTGCAGACCGCGCTGCAACTTTGCGCGACATACTGCCGTCTGGTTTTGGTCATTGGTGGTTTAAAGCTACCTTATGGGTGTTCAACCGCAACCAATACCTTTGTACGAACTTCATTCTGTCCTGCTTGGGTAGAAATGTAAAAATTGGTTTGTCACCTGACGAACTGTACACATTCTTAAAAGCGGATGTCACCGTTTGAGTTCTTTACTGGAGTACCCGCGAACACTACTCCAGTAACTTTCATACGCAATCCTTATGTGTCGCGCTCTAAACAGATGGTACTCACTCCCTTGGGTGATTTCGTATCTGTTAAGGATTATGTATACATTCGAGTCGCCAAGCTGGTTGGTGAACAGCAAGTAGGTATAAATTTGTTTTATTTGGTTGACGGTAGCCGTATTCTCGGTTATCGTAATGGTTCGGGTTATTATATAAGGAAAGGAGCAACAAAACGTGGTAAGAAAACAAAAAAGATGGAAGCGCCGAAACAGGCATAGAAACTACCGTCTCTATTGTGCCTATCTGATTCTTGAACTGTCAGCGATGTTTAACACAGTTTTCTATTATGAAATGGGAATTCGTGGATATCCAGAACTTCGTTTCAACAGAGTCACAATGGTTGGAGGTATGGTAATCCATGGCTAACGCTGTCATTAGTAAAAGCGCTTGTCCAGCGTGTAGAAAAGAAGGTAACGACAAGTCGGGCGACAATCTTGTGAACTACGCCGATGGTGGTTCACACTGTTTCGCTTGTGGTTACCATGTACACTCTGCATATGATAAGAAGGCAACGAAGGGTAGTAAGGGTATAATACCTTCACCCTCTATGCCGCTTAACTTGACATATATCCCGTCCTTTAAGGGTGGTCTTATCACCCAACAAACCCTCACCAAGTATGAGGTGTTTCAATTAGAAGAAGATGGTCAAGGCACGTACGTTGCGGTCTATCCGTATTATGACTTACAAGGTGGACTAACTGGTGTGAAGTATCGCGACTTCGCTGCCGAAGTGCGAGACAACAAGAAACACATCTGGTGGCATGGTGCACCACATTCTTTGTTCGGCACACGCACCAAGTCTAGTATGTCTGACACCTTATTCATATGTGAGGGTGAAAGCGACACGATGGCAATGTCCCAAGTCTTTCCACATGATACCTGTGTAGGTGTTAGTGGTACGGACAGTGTAGAAAAGGCTCTTACAGCCGCAGCAACGTGGGTGCGCTCATTCAAGCGTATCTACGTTTGCATGGACAATGACAATGCTGGTAGAGAAGCACTGGCAAAAGCTTTAGAACTACTACCCAAATGGCGCACCTTCGCCATGATTATACCTCCAAAGAAGAATGATGTGTGTGAGTGCACCGTTAAGGAGTTGCGTCAAGCACACTCTGATGCGACTGCACTCTCATCTAGCGATATCATTACTGGCACTTCATTGGTAAAAGACTTCTACAAGTGGAAGACTTCGATGGGTGCGTCTGCTGGTATCGACATGGGCTTCGATGGACTCAATAGGATGTTAGGTGGTGGTGGTATACAATTAGGTGAATTGTTAATCATTGTGGCACACACAGGACGCGGCAAGTCTACACTTGGTTGTTGCGTTGCGTACCATATGCACACTTGTGGTGTCAAATGCCTTTGGGTAGGTACAGAAATGCTACCTAACCAGATGGTGATTAAGTTCATCGAGAGACACACTGGCTACCCTTACCGTAATGAGCTTGGGGTAGTAGACATCAACACCCAAACAGAGAGTGATGCCGTCAATTACATATCGTCTGGCTTGTTGTTCTACAACAACTTACTTGGTGATGTTGACAAAGTTATAGAAGCGTGCGTTAATGCTATTATGACTCACGGCGTTGAGGTTATCTTTATAGATGTGCTGCAAGACATCGACAGTGACTTTGCTGGTAAGTACGATGTTGCTGCAAGGGTTATGCAAGAGTTGGTAACACTGACTCAAGGCAACCCTGACGAACGACAGCCGCCTGTTGCCGTCATTGCTATTCAGCACACTCGCTCTGAGGGTACAAAAGAATCATCCAATGTCACACTTGGCGAGATTCGTGGAGGTGGTGCTATTAAACAGAAAGCCACCTGTGTTATTGCAATGAACGGTGACGTTCAAGACAATATGCGCTACCTTCAAGTTATCAAGAAGTCACGGATGCGTGACACATTACAACTCAACGCCACATTGAGTTATGACTCAGTTACAAAACAGTATACGGAGATTATAAGACATGACGACAATAACTGACGCAATGCGTAAACAGATTAATATCATTCGCAATGTGCATGAAAATCTGGCAAACGAAGAGGACACAATAAAGCTTGCTCTCAAGTATGTTGCAGAGATGTGCGCCGAAGAGGTGCTTAATTCCGATGACTACTGCGTGTTTTACATTGCAGAAGACCACACAGGTAATATCACCCTCATCATGGATACATAATGAAACTCACACCTGAAATGATTTTCGACATTTCTCAGATTAGCACTACTCTTTCAGAGCAAGAAGTTGTAGCATTAGCATTATCCTTTGTTGCCCTAATGTTGCAATCTAATTTGAAAGGTGAAGGTTCTTTATTCTTTGTAGGCGAAGACCTTAAAGGTGACGTTAAACTTCAGAGGTACTCCTAATGACACGAAGCCAATTCGAGGAGTGCTTTATTAAGAAGCACCCTCTACCATATGAAGAGTTGTCTCTTCCGTACATCCGCAATTATGTTCCTGACTTCCATGTGGAGGGCAAGTTCATCATTGAGCTAAAGGGTGTACTCCAGAAAGATGACGCGCAGAAAATTAGCAGCACCTTCTCCTTTCTCACCACTGATAACATCTATGTTATTGTTGGTGCAAAGTTTAAGGAGATTGACAAGTTGCGCGAAGCTCTTGCACCCTATCTTTCTACTACCATCTTTCACTATCCAGACTTGCACTACGCAATTGCACCACAATTGACAAAGGTAGAACTAGCGAACTATCATCTTATGCGTGGCAATCCTGCACCTCATGGTAAGTTTCCTCTAACTGGAGTAGAAATGATTTCATGGGCAAACAAGATGGGTATCCGTTCGCTGCCAATGAGCTACACAGACCACAGGAGTTTTGAGGTATATGCAAAGAATTTTCTGTGACATTGAGACACAAGGTTTAGAGAGTACATACGACATTAACTGTCATATTACTCGAGTTGGTATAGCTGTAGATGACGAACCAGCTATTAGTTACAGCTACACAGACTTACTAGACAGCACTCTTTTATTTGCTCACCTAAAAACGTATATAATGCGTAATGACAGGTTTGTATTCCACAATGCCGCCTTTGATGTACCTACTCTGCGCCTCAATGGTTTTGACATTCGCAATTACGATGATACAATGTGTATGTCGTACTGTCTCAATCCTGCACCTCTCAATGCACACTCTCTCGCCACACTAGCTCAAGAAGCTGGTGGTGGTGAAAAGATGCACTTTGACTTTAAGTCTGCTCCACCTCAAGAGGGTGATGAGGAGTATGACGAGTGGGCGCTCGACCTTGAAGAGTACAACGTAAACGACGTTGAGATTACACGCAACGTCTTTTACTACCTCCAAGATAGACTGGCTCAAGACCCGCGCTTACTAGACTACTACCACACTGTAGAATTACCCTACATCGAGCGCATCATTGCCATGCAAGGTAATGGCGTATTGATGAACACCGCCGAACTCATCTCTATGGGTGTACTCCTAGACGGTGCGCGGTTCAAGATGGTGCAAGCCATGGAGAATCGTGTCGGTCTTGTACCTGACAAAGAAGTTATCTACTCCAAGAAGGTAATATTTGCAACAAGACCTAAAATCCAGATGGTAGGGTATAACAAGCGTAATAACGAAATCACCTACGACCACTGCCTTGTTAAACCGTTTAACCCTAACAGTGGTGACCAGATTGAAATGGCACTCGCTAAAGATGGCTTTACCGACTTCGTGGAGTTCACTGGTTCGGGCAAACCATCATTCACTCGCGACGCATTAGAGCAACTGGCTCACCCTTTGGCAAGGTCTATCGTTGAGCTTAAAGACCTCGACGCTGTATTAAAATTCGTACCACCATTGCGTGATGGAGTAGATTCTCGTGGACGACTCAGAACATCGTTTAAACAATTTAACACTCGTACAGGTAGGTTGTCGTCAGCCGCGCCAAATCTCCAGAATATGCCAGCGCAGAAGAAAGCTGGTGACACCTACTCATATAGAGCAGATGACGCTTACAACATCCGAAAGTGTTTCATTGCACCTGAGGGATATTCTTTGGTTGTTGGCGACCTTAATAGGATTGAGCTTGTTGTGCTTGCTTACTACCTTGAGTTGGTGCTTGGCTTCACTGGCATGAGTGACGCGGTTCGTGCAGGTGAAGACTTGCACCAATCTAATGCAGACTTGTGGCATTGTGAACGTCGTGTAGCAAAAACTGTCATCTTCTGTTTGGTGTATGGTGGTGGTGCAAATAAGATTGCACACATCACAGGTATTGCTGTCAAAGAAGCAAAGCAAGTAATCAAACGCATTTATGCTACTACTCCAATCGAGGAGTTAAAGGAAGAGCTAATCTCTCATGCGCGTAAGAACAAAGGTTGCTTCAAAGATGTTATGGGTAGATTGTTGCGTGTTGAGGGTATAGTCTATGACCGTCAAGGTCAGGAGTATGCGAGAGCGTCGCGACAATGCTTTAATTACCTCATACAAGGCGGTGCATCTAGTGTGTTTAAAGTACTTCAAAATGGAGCGTCAATGTCATTCTTAGATTTAACTGCTGCTTCAGGTGTAATGTCTTATATCAACAGTGTTAGTGTGGACAGACAGTTAAAAGATGCTGGTCTGCATCAGTTGTTACAAGTCCATGATGAGGTAGTATATGAAGCTCCAGAAGGGCTTGCAGATGATTACTGTAAAGTGTTGACTTCTCTCTATACTAATGATACTATATTAGTAGGTGAAGATTTCGCAGTGCCAATCACTTGCGAGTTTCATCATGGTAAAAACTGGTATGAAGCCAAGGAGAAGAGTTCTTAATGAAAGCAATGTTAGCTGACCACACTCTTGATGGAGGTAGAGAGAAGTTTCTCAACCTCATCACGTTTCCAAAGATTGTCATGCCAAAGTATGATGGTATCCGCGTTATGAAGGTTAACGGCGTACTTAAGATGCGTTCAGGTAAAACCGTACCTAATGGCTACCTCCGCGCTGCACTAAAAGATTTACCCGATGGTAGAGAAGGTGAGCTTGTAGTTAACAACTCTTTTAGCGACACTACTTCTTTTGTCCGTTCTCACTACAAAGAGGATGAGCGTTGGCATCTTTATATGTTCGACAGGTTTGACATACCTGACAAAGAGTTTGGTGACAGGATTCACCGTCTACACTTTGAGCGCAAGCCATCATTACGAATCCATTGTGCATCGTATGATATAGTCAACTCTCTCGAAGAGCTATTACAGCTTGAACAACAATATGTGTTAGATGGTCTAGAGGGTGTAATTATCCGCGACCCTGACGCACCCTACAAATTCGGTAGGGTTACATTCAAAGAACAGTCCTACTTATCATTCAAACGTGCCATGACAGAAACTGCTAGAGTTATCGGATATGAGTGCAAACTCGAAGGCGGCATGTCTGTTGACACTCTCGGCTCATTACAACTTCGCACCTCTGAGGGTGTAGAGTTCTCATGTGGCAGCGGTCTTGATGATATGTCGCGCTCTATCCTGTGGAGTATAAAAGATGAACTCATCGGCAAGTCTGTTGAGTTCAAGTATCAGCGCTCTGAACAGGTTAAGCCGCGCTTTCCTGTATTCTTGAGGATGCTGTAAATGTCGTTGGTGACTAGAAACACCCTAGCCAGACTGCACCCTAAATGTGCGTTCAAGTTCTTTACTAACTACTAAACTAATGCTACAAGGACAATCACCGATGATGACTGTGCAAGCAAACACGATGACAATCTCTATACCAAACGCAGAGTTTGAAACCAACGTTGCTCTTGACGTTTCCAATCTTGTCAAGAAGTATCCGAAGGGTGGTATGGAATACCTTCCATGGAGTGTGTGTCTCATGCTTATGAAGCGCCATTATCCTAAATTTTCATTCACCACGGAGTTGTTTGACGGCAAACCTGTCATGTTTTTACCAGATGGTAGCGCAATTGTATCTGTACTCATCGTGGATACAATTAGTGGTGCTACCTCTTTGCCTAGTCATTTTCCAGTTATGACTGGTTTCAACCACAGCAGCGCTATTGACCCTGACTCTCGCGCTATCACTGACAGTATTCAGCGTGCAAAGGCGAAGGTCTTGGCAGAGGTGACTGGAATTGGTTTAAATCTATGGCTTAGACTTGAAGAAGAGGACATCAATGGTTCGTCTCCTGTTTCTACTCGCGAAACAGCTAAACGTGCCGCACCTGCTAGACGACCTGCTCCATCGCCTGTGGTTGAAGATGAAGAGTATTCAGACGATGATAGCGGATATGATGAGGAAGAAGACTGCGAAGACGAAGAAGAAGAAGTCTTCGAGACAGAGGAAAAAAAGCCTCTAGCTCGTCGCACTCAACCAGCAAGAGCAGCCTCATCGACTTCGCGCTCATCGACCGCAACTACAAACTCGCGCAGTCAAAAACCAGCAACAACAAGTAAGAGAGCTAACCCCTTTGGCTAAATCTAAAGAATCAACAGCGTACATCTCCTTATGGGAGAACGAGTATGCGACAACTGACGCACACCCGATGTACAAGGGTACACTCCAATTCACCATTGACGAAATGAAAGAGATTCTCAATGAAGCCGTCAACCTTCAAGGTGATGGTGACGACCAAGACCGTTACACACTCGATGTGGCGATTTGGGACAAACCAGACGGTGGCGGCAAGTATCCCGTCCTTGGTGGTACAGTCAAAGTGCGCCAACCGAAGAAAGAAGAACCAGCAAAACGTAAAACAACAAGAAGAAGATGAACACATTTAGGCGGCTACTCGAATACTGGAACGGCGACGAAGCTGGCGCATACCCTGTGGATAGCGCCACTATCATCAAGGTCGTTGCGTTCTTCTCCAAGACTCTCGCATCCTCTGTGCAAGATGTTTTCTTTAGAGATGGCGCACACTCTGACAAGCTTCGCGTATCAGCAATGGGTAAGCCGCTTATTCTTCTTTGTTTAGCGAAGATTGGGTATAGCGAACCTGATGCAATTAATTTTAAGTTGCGCTGGATATTCATGCTTGGACACGTCTTCGAGGCGTTTGTGATGTGTGTCATATTCCTATTGGGGTATGACATCCACAGCGCACAAGACGAAGTTGAGTTTGGAGGTGTTCTCGGTCATATCGATTTTATGGTAGGTGAAGCGGTAGTAGAAGTTAAAACAATGTCTGACACCTACTTCCGCGAGTTCTGCCGTAACCAGAATGATGACAGAGGGTATCTAACTCAACTGCACATTTACTGTGCTGCAAAGAAAACAAAGCGCGGCGTGTGGCTTATCATAAACAAGTCTACCAACGAACTGCGAGAAATTCCGTTGAAGTGGGATGACAGGATTTTGACTCGCGCACGACTCGTCATCAAACACTTTGACAACACAGATGGTATTGACTACATCATCGAGAATCTTAATGCACCAGAAGGAGTGCCAGAAAAGCGTGGAGGTACATTGACTGGTAAGTTTCTTGTACCTCCTAATATGCGCTACTCCTTCTACAAAGAGGCATTTTATGACTGTGATGGTCAGTACCTTCTGACTTACAAACCTTATTGGTATAGGAGTTTTATAGAGTGAATACAGAATGGGAGCTTTGTGATGACCGTGGTAAATACAGTAATACCCAAGAGAGACTAGCTTGGGATGAGTTTTACAGACGTGGCGTTCCAGACGATGATGTACAGTCGTTTAGTTTCTCTGTTATAAACCCATCAAGCGGAATGGTTGTGAATGGAATGTTTAAAAGAAAACAAACTGACGACATCAAAGAGCTTGCACCAACAACAACAACAACAAACACAGGTTGGGAAATACACAATGGTGCAAGTTACAATGCTGATGTAGCAAGAGCAGCTTGGGACGAATTTGAGAAGTTTGGCTTAATACCTAGGTTTACAAATTCTCTAAACTTTACTGTAGATGTTAATGGAAAGCGTTCAAACGTAAGGTTTAAAAGATTTAGCATCGTGCAACCGCCTTTTCCGTTAGGTCTACCAAACATCAATGACCTTGAAGATGCTGACTCTGTGCTTTATGACGCGCTCACACAGACCTTTGTTCGTCCACCAGTTCGTGTAACATGTGATGGTGCTAATACCACACAGAAGTATCACCTAAAAGATGCGCAAAAATTCTGTGACGAGCAGCGCTCTCTTGCTGAAGATTTCATGTCTTCACTAACTATTGACAAAGAACAAACAAAGGTAGTTGCATTTGTACTCTACGATGTACTCTACATTTTTATACGTTCAGATGTAGCTCCGAGAGCAGTTGTCTCGTTCAGCTCAAAATCAATGCTGCATGTGTTCTACTGCGAAAGCAAAACATTTGGATGGTTCGATTGTGTGGTTGAAGACTTAGAGCAATCTATAAATGTACAGCCGCACCTTGATACTAAAACGATAAGAGATTACGGTGATGAATATGTATTCACTCGCGTACCTCTAACAGAAGTCACAGAAACAGAACCAATCTACACACAAACAATGGATATGGGAACATATAAACTCCGCAAGCCTGACGAACTGCTAATCCGCATCCTAGAAGACACAGAAAACAAAACTAATGTCGCTCTTCTTCTTGGAAAACCTGGAACTGGCAAGACTTTCTTCACCTCCTGTTACGCCGCTCGTAACAGAGCAGAGTACATTTATACCCTCTGCCATGATGGTACAAACAGCGAAGACTTGTTCTACAGCGTCAACGTCGGCAAAGCGGTACTCCGTGAGGCTGACAATCACGAAGAGGTGTACCAAGCTGGTATTCTTCTCCGCGCTGTGCAAGCTTCACGCAAAGGTAAAGTTGTGGTGTGTATTGACGAAATTGATAAAGCGTCGAAGCGCACCGAAAACTTGCTACTCGACTTTGCAGAGAACTACCGCGTACCTTTCCTAGACCGTCAAGAAGTTGGTGTTGCTAAAAACATTACCCTCTTCTTCACCTCTAATGGCTACCGCCCTCACAGTGAAGCTTTCTTGCGCCGCTGCTATCGCCACCACTTTGACTTTCTGCCGCGTGATGTGGAAATCAGCTTAATCGCGCACAAGCAAGCATCCATAATTGTTGACGCGCTAATTGCTATTCGTGCTGGAGGTGCAAGTTCACCTTCCGTAAAAGAGGGTATGCAATTTGCTGCATCGCTCGAACACGCGCAATCTATTAAAGATGTGGAGACGCTGATGTTCGCCTATCTTTGTAAAGAACCTGAAGATTACGAAATCTTGAGCAAGGCGAACTACGCCACCAAATTTTACATCAGTAACAACTCTTCTACGAGGATGCCATTCTAATGAAATACGCTTACAAGACTGTTGATGGTGACTATAAAGAGTGTACCTCCGAAGAGTACCAGACTCTGTTGCGCCTCAATTTTGTAGTCACGACAATTACAGAAGAACCTACCCTCAAGAGTGAGCTAATTGACGTTATCTCTGAGGGTGATTCCGAAGCTGCGGCGATAATTGACGAACTCATTTCTGACGAAGACTTCGACAAACTCACAGAGTTGCGCGAACAAGAAATTGAGTACCTCATTGATGAAGAGGTGATAAACCCTGACTATGAGGATGGCTTCGACTCTGACACAGAAGTTGACATACAGTTTGACACTCTCAGCGCACCTGTCGCAAGCTCATCGTCAGACCCAAACAACTGGTATCCGCGCGCTGTCATTGTTACACCTCCAAAAAAAGAGAAGGTGGGATACGATGACATTAAGCGAATACAAGGTGCTATCTACCAACTGGTAGAGGGTGGTATGGCGAATGACAGCGATGAACTTGACGGTAGTAAATTCGCGAAACGTCTAGAAACTTACCGCGACGTATCTGTACATACTAAAAAGAAAGACCGTCAAACGCCGTCTATTCTTTTTCTACCTGACTTTTCGCCATCGTGCAGTTCTTACAACACGTTGTACTCAACACTGCTAAATGCTGTCAGTGCTATCCGCGATGACTTCAATGTTATTGTTGCACCCACATATAATGGGGTGCCAAAGTGGTATGTAGTTAATGGTGTGCGTAGCAGCGAAACTTTAACCATGCACGGTAATGATTATGTTAAGGACTTTGACAGAGACGGTGATTTAGATGCGTCTGTTATAGATTGTCCACTTTCTCGCCCTTTTTACGTCAAGCAAATTAACGGCTTGTGCGACAAGTATGGAGTCAGCACCATCATTGTGTCGGGCGACTGCGATGGTCAGCAACTCTATCTCGGCTTGCTTAACACCAACCCAAACATTGACAGGTTTGTTTGGCTTGATGGTAGCTACCTTAACAAGTCGCAGACGACAATGCTCGACAGTACAGACGAGTTGCTTAAAGCTGCCAGTTTGCGCGTCAGTGATTACAAGTCGCGCCTCACATATTTCAGTGGGGTGAAAGACACTAAATTATTCGTACGCGCTCTTGAGAGGTGCAACAACTGGTAAAAAAAATAACCGTAGAACGCAAATTCTACGGTTATTTTGTGTGTTATAATAATGTGATATTTAAACGAATAATAGGTGATAACTATATGTATGAAAGTTATACGAATGCTCTGTTTGATTCTGTACGGCTTTCTAATTTGCTAAGGTACATTCTATCGATCATTAGAGTATCACGCCTAGAAAGCGATCCTTGTCGCCTCTGTGTTGATTTATGATCGATAACTTCTTGTCACCCAACTCGATCGACCCTTTCGTATAAATATCGTTATCAGTAAAATTTCAGTATTTCTTTGTGATATCATTCACCTCTCTTCTAAGAGTTTGCACTTCTTCTTTTAACTCAATACCAGATACGCGCATTTCGTGAATCTCATGAGTCAGCGCTTCGCTAGTGTCGCCAACCTTGCGCATCACCTCTGTGTTGTTAATCACTACTTCCCGAATAAGAGCAATCTCTTGTATGAGGGTAGCCATTAATTGAAAGCTCTCAGACGTTGCGCTCGACTGTCCAGCAGCCATTTGTTTGTTGCTGTCGTTCATACCCTTTAGCATATTTTCTAAAGAGGTGAACATTGAGTCATAAACTTTATCTTCACGACGACGCTCATCCGCCATAGACTTTACTTTCTCTGTGGCGAACACCTTTACTAATTGAGGTATACCCAATACGGTGACTATACCTGCAAAGAACGTGAGCATCAGTTCAGCGGTAAACACTCCCTGCGATGGTTGGACTGGTTGCTGTGGCATTTGAGGTTGCACAACTTGTGCGACGGTGTTTTTCATTACTTTTTAGTTTTCCTTGCTCTGTTTTTTGACTCTGGCTCGAACCCTGATATAAGACCGCCTTTATGCGAGGCATCCAAACCATCGCCATTACCATAAGTACCCTTCTTCCGATTATAGGCATTAAGCTCGGCTCGATATTTCTTGCGTTTGGCGGTCTTCTGGTACTTCTTGTCATATGTGTAATCGCGACCTGTGGACTTGTTATGGACTCGTTTTGCCATATTGAGGTATACTCCATTCTTGTCTAAACTTCATAAGCTGTTGCGCTTGGTTTTGTATGGCGGCATCAATAGGTGATACACCCATCTGCTGTATTTGGTTGAGGTACATCTCTTTCTGCTTAATTTCTTTGTCAGTAAGAGTGCCACGTTCGCGCAAATAGAGGTAGATGCGGTCTTCATCAATCTGCAATTGGGTGCGCGTGATGAGCAGTTTTTCCATATTCTGCACCCTCTCGGTATACGACTTAGTATTTTTGATACTTCCAGCGCGAGTGTCAGAGAGTAAAGACTCTTTTTCACGGTCAAGCTGTTTAGTCACCACATCAAGAGAGCGCGACACATCGTTGTAGGTAATCTTGTTTTGCTTCACCATGTCGACAACGCGCAGATTACCACCAATTGTACCCAATATACGGTACGCCCAATCTGACTCTACCTCTTTGCTACGCAGCATACGACCAGTTGCGTCAGGTACTGCACCTCCAAAACCACGCTTACCTTGTTGGATAATCTCGTTATTGTTGTCACGAATTTCGGGACTACCACTCAACCATTCGATATCTAGTCTGTCGAGCGCTCCAAGGTATGGTATAGAGTTGTTAATAATACTGTACAACTCTGGCGGTACTTTAAATCCGAGCAGTGGGATGGCATTTTCACCACTTCTGAGGGCTTTACCTGTGCGGAGGCTTGAGTTTGAGGCAAGTTCATAGATTATTTTTGCGGGTGCATAAGAGGATTGTAGCGCACGAACGAGAGTAGCATTGCGCGCATCGCCTTGTAATTTAGCGCGACGGTCAGCGACTGTCTCATTCATGTTTAGAGTTTCGCGGATAAATTCAAATGTGGAGTTAGTAGGGTTATAAGAGGCATCGTTCCAGAAAACAAGTTTGTTGTCGTCTCTACCTCTACCAATGAAATAAGGCATACCCTTCAAGATGTCGGGCGATATACCTGCTTCAGTTATGGAGTCATCCTCACGCAGTGGCTCGGCGGTAAACTGACGCAACTTCTCGTAAGCAGCGTACCTCCATGGACGACGCACAACATCGCGCAGTACACGCGGCATCATTGAAGCTTGCCAAGAGAAGTACATGATGGCGTATTTGTCGATAGCGTATGTTGCGCTACCAACGTCGCGCATATCTGGGAAGTAGTTACGAATGTGCTTGTTAAGCGCTT